CCCTGGTCTTTTCTCTTACCTACATCTTAGTTCCTTTTAATAACCAATCCCATGTCTTTTTTCCAACTTTCCCGTCCTGATAAAGCCCTCTATTTTTTTGAAATACATTTACTGCGTTATACGTGCCACTTCCAAAAATTCCATCGGTTGAGAGGTGGAATCCTACAGAATTCAAACGTTTCTGAATGAGTCTAGTGATGTTACCTCTAGCACCTTTTTTCACAAGTGGACATGCCGCCAAGGTTTTTGGACCCTTCAATCCATCTACGGCTAAACCAGTATTATACTGTCTATTTAATTCTGCTTGTAAATCAGCCACCCATTGATCGTAACTTGATGGCTTAGATGGTGTTTCCGAAGGTTTCGAATTAGGCACAGTATTGGTTACCGGTGCCCCAGTTAAACGACTTTTAAATACGTTCCAAGTTGCATCATTTAGTAGCCCGTTACAATTAGGACACGCCTTGCCATTTACATCATAATGACGGATGACATGATCAATTGAAATATTGTATTTTTTCATTAACACTTTGCCCAACTCAATCGCATTTTCAATTGTTTTGTCAGTGATCTCGACTACTCCGTTTTTAAAGCAGTCGCACATTTCGATGCTGATTGAGTTAGAGTTAGTGCATACTTTGTATAATGGATGATGGCTTGACTGACATTTTCCACCGACCGAATAGGCGATATAATTATCGGGTACTGACTGCGTTACTGAGTCATCATCTACAAAATAATGCGCAGATGCCTTTACAATGTGATTATGAAAATGCTTTCCGTTGCTTTCGTCGGAATCTCCGTCGTTGCCAGTGTAGTGATATACTAAGTATTTAATAGTGTTTAATGCTCTAACACCGCCGTAGTTCTGCTTATTCGCAATATTAGTCTTAAAAATATAACTCATATAATTATTCCTCCTCAAAGTATGCACCAATACCATAATTTGACGCACACATATATTCAATTCTGCACCCTCTTGCTTTGTTCCATCCTTTTAAAAAGTAAGCAATATCAGCAGTTGATAATAATTCAATAGATTTTCCAAGGTACCATAATGGAGTACCTTCTCCATCAATATAACTATCAATAATTTCAGCATCATCACCGTATAGACTCTTGATGTTTTTGATAGCCTTTTCTCTATTGAATTTGATTTCTTTTTCTGACAAGCCTTTCATGGGCTGAGAAATAAATATTTTCATTTCCTTACTTCCTTTCATTTAAATAAAAATGAGAGGCGCGTGTGTCCTCTCACAACGATATCTATCATTCAATTCCTTCAATCTCTGCTCTAATCTTAAGAGTGCGAATATAATTTCCTAAATGCTTTTTCTGCTCTTTTAATAGATCAAGTGAACATCTAGGGATGAATGTCAAAGTACGTGCCTCGTATTTGACAGTCATATCATCTAACTTGTCATATCTGATTTTAGCCTGCCAGTATTCTGCTTTAAATCTGTCTTTATATTCAGCACTGTTCATTAGTTCTACTGTGTCTTGTAATTCCATGTTTTATTCTCCTTTGTTAATAGCATTTTCTGCTACTTCTAGTCCTTTTGTTAAAACTGATGGTACATTGTCTCCGGCTTCCACGAAGTTCTCAATGATGCTGCGTAACTCATTAATAATAAGTGATGCTAAAGTAAACCAACCTACGTATGTAGTGATAGTTAGATCAACATTGATAGTCTGTCCGATTTCAATGAAGATTGCAGATGCTAGAAAAGCGACTAATACCATTAGCCAGTACCCTAGTTTTTTCCATACTCCACGCACTCCTTTAGCGGAATTTTCTTTGCCTGTTAATCTAGACTTTCTAATTCCTGTGATGTAGTCAATGATGTTTAATGTTAAAAAGCCTACGAATAAAAACCAATGTGTGCCTAATGCAGCAGTCAATACTGCTACAATAGTGCCTCCGATTGCGTTAATCGCATCCATATATTTCAATGATGTGTCATATAATTTCATATTTCTTTCTCCTTTTTAAGCGTATGAGTAAATAAATGTGCCGCACACGTACGCTGTTGATACTGTTCCGTGCATTGCCGTCAATGTCCAATGGTTTGCTGTTATATCATTTGTGACAGGGTAAAACCTCAATGTTAAGTCAGAACTCTGCGTCTGTACTGGAATAAACACATTTTTCTTAGGTGACTTATCTATCGGAAATCCTTCCCACATATACCCCATTGTATTGTTTCCGATTGTTGCATTGACCGCACCATCCCAATTTAGTTCAACCAGTTTAAATGCGCTGTTATATCTGTACTGTAACTTAATACCACATCCATTAGTTCCACAAGAGATCCATCCACTCCATTCGAAAGTAGGAATCACTCTATGCTGTATCTTCTTGTCCTTGAGCACGGGAACCCATGTATCTACTTGATTCAGTGTGTCAAAATCAAACGCATACCCATTAAATGACTGTGCTTCAAGAGGCATGTCCACCTTCAATTTTCCACTTTCAGCCTTGCACCCAACTCCGATTCCTCGACCATCAGCAGAAAAATCAAGCAGTTTGAACGATGGCGCAATAGCTGCATAAGCTGCAACGCCATCTGTTGTGAAATAATCCTTAACAAGCACTCTGAACGAATAGGCATTATCCGTGCTGAACTTACCAGCAGATGATATATATACCTTATTCTCGCCACTGTATGAATTAGCGTAGGTTGCAAGAGTAGTCCATGTTTCTCCATTCTTGTACTGAATCATGACATTCTTATCATTCTTACTGTTAACAGGTGCAATAGAGAATGAATAAGTGATCTTAACTGCCGTACCTTCATCATCAGCTTTATTGGATGTTACATTCCAACGCTGAGCACTCACATTCTTTACTGTCGGTGAATGCCATTCTGTAACACTGATATTTTTGGAAAGTGTTGCCTTCTGTCCTCTCGAATCCGTAACTGTCGATTTAAGAACTACTGTACCAGAAGATTTGAGTGGCTGGGTTGTGAAGAAACTGTTAGGGCCAGGGATAAGCTGTCCATCAATCTCATTGTTGTAATAAGTGATTGTAGCGCCGTTCTTCGTTGAAGTAGATACATTACACTTGACCTTCGAAACACCCTGTATAATTGTTGATGCTCCGAATCTATTTGCGATAGTAGAATCTTCATTAGTGTATGTGATACCTGTAACAGTTGGTCCATAACCCAATGGAAGTACAACATCCAAGGTACAGTAATTACTACCGATGAATTTACCGGAACGACTGTATGTATCTACTCTGAAACAAATATAGAACTGTGAAGCATTGGGCATCTTACTGATCAGTGAAGTTGGAACTGTCCATTTGAATTCATCATTCCACTGATTATCAGCAATCTGTTCAGTCTTATCATAAAAGCTGTACGTTATTACATGTCCGAAATCAGATGATGCTCTAGGTGTCTTGATTGTGACACTTTCACCAAATTTAACAGTTCCAGGCGTACAGTAGGGCTTAGTTGCTCTAGGAATGACATCGCAGTCGATACCTCCCGAAGCAGACACACTGCCTACATAATTACCGGATAATGTAACTTTGAGTTCCTGTGAGAACGAGAAATCAAAATGCTTGCTACCGTTACTGTCATGTGGGATCTTGATGTTTGTAACTGTCGCAAGTGTCTTTGTTCCACTACCACCGATAGTCACTCCACCCGACCATATAAGGACACCATTTGCCCACATAGAGCCGTATTTGGTAGCATTTGAGTTGATATTCCACTTATAGTACTTTGTCAGTGTAGCAGTCCATAGATCATAGTTTCCGTCAACATTGACACCTGTACGTGTCATTGTCATTGTGACATTACCATTGTCACCACCAAATGCTGCACTGCATGATGCGCTTGTTGCCATCAGTCACCACCTACTTTCTTAAAAGTTAATGATCCATCGCTATTAACAATGAATCCGAAGTTTCCAATCCTTAATGAACTAGAAACTTCAATATTCGAGTTATACATTCTGTTATTTGCAAAATACGCTACTTCGTCATTATTCTGAAGAATAGAGTATTTGCTGTTTGTCTGCTTTGTTTTGAATTCTGAATCCTGTTTACCAATCTCGATTCCTTCTGCATTGAATCTGATATAGGTATTCAGCTGAGTCTGATTGTTTGAAACCTTGTCAGAAAGAGATGTAAAGTCCTCTTTCTTTACAAACCCCATCTGAATGCTCTCTGTTGTCTGCTGAATAGTAGATACTGTAGAAGCAAGATTCTTACCATCAGAAGCACTGTAATAGTTTTCTGATACAGTCTGCAAGATGGATGTCTTAGTCTGCTCTATGGATGAAGAAGCATCCTTAGTTGCCTGCTGCAGCTGACTGTTCATGTTGTTTATTCTGTTGTCGTAATCGTCAATGATTGACTTAAGATCATTTGCAAGCACTGGGGTGGTCGTTGTATATGTTCCGTCATCCCATAATATCTTCGACCTAACCCAGTAATAATGCTTGTCAATGTAGTCATCGGGAACGCTTTTCCACCCGTTACTGCTTGCATCGGGCATTTCCGTTGCAGAATCTGATAGGTAATACTCCGGAGTGATCGAGCGAATTCCTTGGCCGTCTTCGCCATCGTTGACTCTTACGAGTGTCATGCTAGCCGATGCCTTAATCATATGATTATCCTTCTAACTGTGCGCTGAATGTTGCCTTGTTTGTGATGTCACCAGCACCAATTGTGTAAGTTGCTCCTGTTGCTACTGAAGTAGTTCCGCCGTCCTTATACCACTTGATAGTTCCTAATGCAGATAATGCAGAACCAGTCACTTCAACTCCACCCTTATAAACATGAGCAGTTAAAGTAGTAGCAATAGCAGTGTTCTTGAAGATTGTTCCACCGCTTGAAGTGATTGCCATTGTAATAGCATCCTTACCATTTGTACCGTTGATTCCGTTTGTGCCTTTGTAGGATACAGAATATGATTCAGTAGACTTACCATCAGAATAATTAACAACAGTCTTAGTCCATAGGTACTGACCGTTTGGTACGCTCGGTACTGTAGTACTCCATGTTCCTGTCGGAGTAGTCGTACCACTTGTACTAACCTGATAAGTAACTGATGTTGAACTTACGGTAACGCTAGTACCGTTTGAACCGTTTATTCCATTTGTACCTTTGTAAGAAACTGAATATGCTTCTGTTGATTTGCCGTCAGAGTACTTTACTACTGTCTTAGTCCAAAGGAACTGACCATTAGGTACATTTGGAACAGTAGCACTCCATTCACCTGTTGGCTTAGTAGTTCCACTTGCACCAACCTGGTAAGTTACAGAAGTGGAACTTACAGTAACACTTGTACCGTTCTGACCTGTCTGCCCCTTAAATGCGATTGAAAAACTGAATGTCTTGTTGATAGTAATATCACCATTAACAACGATAGGAATAGTAATAGTTCCACTCTTAGTTAATGCAGATGTTGCAGTGATTGTGATTGTTGGCATTGGTGCTTTTCCGTCAGATACTGCTGAAATTCCTGTAGGACATGTAATAGTTCCTACTGTACACGGAACCTGTTCGCTACCACATAATGCCATTACCTGTGTAGTGGTTGTCTGTGTGCCGTTTACAGAAGTAGTAGTACCTAAGAATGTATAGTTGTCATTAGTTAATACAACCGAATAACCATCGGTTAAGTCGATAACGTCAATCTGATTGACCGCTTTAATTGCCATAATTTTCCTCCTAAATGTTTAAATGTTTAATTCGCAGTTGAATACTGCCTTGAATTTAATGTCTTTCGCTGAAATAGTAAACATGAACCCGTTATCATTCAGTCTTGAATCATCTAACGGGATCTTGCTGAATTCTGTCTCTCCATGCCTTTTAATGAACCACTGCAGATATGCATTATCTCCAAATGTTTCTCTCAATTTTGAAGAGTTATCAATCACAACTCCACCCACATATACGCTCACTGTAAATATAGTTGCCACATCACTGTTCTTGAATGTCGTGCCATTTGATGATTCTATACATAATAATATTGAATCCTCGCCTTTTGCACCTGTGATACATACAGGAGTGCTGTATGTGACAGTATTGTTGATCGTCGTGGATGTTCTCTGCCAGATATATATTCCAGGACGCCATGTCGGTGAAGTCTCTGACCATCCTGTTTCAGGAGGTGTAACTCCATCATTTGAACTAGCATACTCACATATGAACTTCTTAACAGAGCCCTGTGCCTGTTTGATTGCTTCTCCAGCCTTTTCTTCAACTTCTGAAACCCTTAGTGATATCTTCTCATTGGACAGGCTCAATTGAGCCATCTTGTCATTGATGCCTTCCTGTTCCTTAGCAATAATATCTAGTTTCAATGATTCCTGGTCCTGCTGGACCTGCAGCTTTCTGATTCTTGTTGTATTAGATACACGTTTTACTGTCTTTTCTTCATTTTTTGTTGTCACACTGCCGTCAACTGTAGACATAGAGAACTGTCCACCCTTGTAGCTGACAGTTAGATCCGATACAAAGAAAGTGAATTCATTGCTGTTATAATTGACAAGACAACCAGGAAGAAGGTTATCAACCGATATCATTGTGACATTCTTCACCTGGTTGAAAGTCAATCCCTTAAGTCTGTCATAGATGCTGTCTATGATGATCTGTTCATCTGCATATAGATTAGCTGAATCAATAAATAGCGTATTTCCTGTCTCGTCACCATTAGAAAGAGGATTGAGACCATTTTCAGCATATACTCTTGTGAGTGTATACACTTCATTCTTTTCATAATCTGTTAAATCCTGTGTAGCAGCAAAGGCAGTCTTTTCAATAGGAACAAACCTAATAGAATCAATCCCCTCTGCATAGACATTTGCCCCAAACAGTTCCGCAATCCAGCCTAAGTAACTTCTTATCACAATCGTGTTATCATACCATGATACGCTCTTATCAAGAACGTACTGCGGTATTCCTTCACGAATAATAGAAAGACCAGTCAGACTTTCAATCTCGTCTAGCTGGTCTTTTATAGTGACAGGATAAGACAGTTTAGTATCGTATGCTGTATCAAGAGAATAGTTGTTGTCATACATCTTGAGAGTAAGTTCCTTAGTGAACTTCTCCGGCTGATCATACACCTTGAAGTATCTTGTATCAGATGCATCATTCTCCTTGACTTCCCAGTACTTGCTGATGTCGATATTGTCAAGAATGCCGTCATAGTTATCGAACTTCATTGTCAGTTCAATTGATGGCACGTTGCCTATCATACGGCAGTCAGCGAAAGAGACAGACATCTTATAATCAAGAAGTCTGTCCGTTACATTTGTCTCTCCATATTTTATAAGCATATGATCACACCTCAATCAGAGAGAAAGAGAATGAATCTGCCTTCAGACCAGACTGCACTCTCTTATAATTGTACTTCTTATTTGAAGCATACATCTTCTTGCTTCCTCTGATACCATGATCAGGAATGTAGAGTTCTGCTGTAAACTCTGCCGGAGTGAGTACCTTCAGAATATTCATTACATCTGTGAATGTATTCAACTTATATGTACATGTAATCTTAAGCATATTAGAACGTATTCTATTTCTTCTTAAGATGCCTGTTGAAACGGGTCTGACACTATCCGAATCTAAATCATTGATTTCTACGCTAATCTCTGAAGGAGTCGGAATAAGTGTTCCGTTTATCTTGATTTTCGCTTCATCTGCCATTTATTCCACCCCCCCTAATAGTCAAATACAGGCTTTCCTGTACGTGCTTCATAATCTTTGATGTTATCAATCACCATCTTAGTGATTACTCTGCCGTCATCAAGCACTAACTTAATGACGTAGGTAGCACCTGTGCCGTCATTCTGAGGAAGTGATAATCTTTCTGAAATCTTTTCAGCAATCATATCAAGTCCCTGTGTGTTTCTTTGTAATGGGATTACTGCTTCTGTTCCTGCTTCACCAATATTGGCAATAGTGGATGCACTTACGATACCACCTTTTGCGAGTCTAGGAATCCTAGGAATTGAGAATCCTTTTCCACCGACACCAGGAACCCAGTCAGGAATCTTTACCTTGCCGATACCACTTAAGAATTTATTGATTCCATCAATCATGAAATTCAATGGAGCCTTGAAGATGTTTTCTAATCCAGAGACAATGCCCTCAAAAATCTGTCTGACTCCGAACCACGCCCTTCTCCAGTTGCCTGAGAATACACCACTGATAAAGCTTGTAAGTCCCAAGAAGACAACTTCTAACGAATTAATGATAGGACCCATGTAGTCTCTGAACGCCTTGACAACATTCTTAACCGTTTCAAACACATTCTTCCATTTAAAACCAAAAGTTCCTTCCATCCATTCACCTAGATTACGGAAGAATTCTCTGATACTGTTGACTCTTTCACAGATTGTTTTGTCTGCAAGTTCAATAATTCCTCTAATTGCAGCAAATACCATATCGAATGTACCTCTCAATAGTGTTAATGCCAATTTGAATATAGGTCCTAGAATATCAAGAATCGTACTGAATATAGGCGTTGCAAACTTAAGAAAATCACTTAATAATCCCATTATGCTCTGGAATACATTTTCCCATGCACTCCACAATGGTTTGAGAACAGTGTCCACAAAATCTTTAATGATTCCCCCGACTGTATCAATGATAGGTGCCACAATATTTAGAAATACCTTCTGAACAATAGTAGCAATATTTCCTAGAATGCTTACTATGTCATCTCTAAAATCCTCGCTCTTCTTCCATAAATCTGCCACTGTAGCAATAACTGCCCCAATGATGACATTTACAGGATTCACCGCCATTACAATAGATGCGAAGATCTGTGGAAGAATTCCAAATGCGCCACTTAGTGCAGTCGCAAGCGATGCCCATCCTGAAAATACTCCCACTGCAAGCTGTATCTGTGTGATAACAGTGCCAAGAATACCAGCAAGAGTAGAAAATAATGATAATCCAGCAATAGCTGAAAGAATGCTAAGAATAAGACCTACATTGTCTGCTATGAAAGAGAATAATCCATCAATGATAGTAAGAACCCCATACACTGCAACTAATACAACAGTCCAGTTAATCGCTTTAGTGATATCTCTCACTATTTTCAGAATCTCATTGATGATCTTCAATATAGAGTTAAAGATATTCCATAGACGCTGGATGATTAAATCGCCTAGACCGAAACTATTCCATGCATCGGCCAACCCTTGAGAGATGTTACCAATTATTTTGAAGATGTTAGTAAATATCTTCAGAATCAGTTCAATAGTCTTAGCACCTGTGCCGTTTTCCCACACTGTGTACATTGACTTGCCGATTTCCATAAGAAGGTTCTTGACGCCATTAAATGCATATACTGCAGCTGCAATCATTGGCGCTCCAAACTTATCCCATGACTGCTTTAGAGGCTCGAAGAATTCAGCAACCTTCTTCTTGATTTCTTCTAACTGCTTATCTACTTCTTCAAGAAGCCCTTTCTGTTCTTCCGCTCCGCTGTCATCCATGCTGAATCCGCCTATATCACCGCCGGAACCACCGGAACCGCCTGAGCCACCTGAAGATGGATCACTTGAACTATTGCTTGAATTGATGTTATTGATTGCATCGAATCCAGCAAGAGCTCCGTTCAATTCCTTCTTGAGCTTAGAAGCATTTCCTGCTGCCTTCTTTAATCCGCTACCTGTTCCGCTTGCTCCCTTAGAAAGCTTCTGTGAACTATCGGAAGCACTATTCATACTTTTAGCAAGAGCCCCTGTGTTTCCTGCTGCCTTCTTAGCGTTATTGGACACACCACCAAAGGAAGAACTCAACTTCTTTGACTTACCGCCAAACAATGCCGTCAGATAACCAACAGCAGTCATCACAACCTTAGTGAATGCGACAACATACGGGATGCATGAATTAATCGCCTTTGCGATATTGGTAAAGAATCCTGCAATATTAGACTGTCCAATTGTATTCATTACATCTGACATACCTCTAACAATAGCAGTTCTCATATTGGCGATTGATGTAGCAATTCCACCTGTCGCATTTTTGGCCTGTTCCTCAAATGACTGATAGCCGTTAATGCCCTGAGTATTTAGCTGCATAAGAGTATTCATGAACTGATCCATAGATACCCTTCCATTTCTTAATGCCTCACCCAGTGCGGAAGCATTAACAAAGCCCATTGCTTCAGCTACCTGTTTCATCTGTGCAGGCATTGCAGTCATTGCCGAACGCCATTCGAACATATCCGGTTTGCCTTTGGCGTATGACTGTGACAACTGTTCAAGTGCTGATTTCTGTATTTCTGAACTTGCACCACCAGCTAGAATAGCATTATTAAGTGCTAGGAACATATCAGTTGATCTAGAGATATTACCATTAACTGCCGTAAATCTCTGTACTGCGCCTGATGCATCATCTAGGGTTGTTGGGAGCCCAATAAGCTTATTGCTTAGTTTCTGTACTGATGCATTCGCTTGAACGCTGTCAGCACCTAGATTCGACATCACTCGGCTATAGTTGCTAAGAGTATCAACTCTCTTGATTGCAGCATCAACATTCCCTAATATCGTTGATTTAATCAGAGAAGCAATACCAAGACCCGCCACAATATTGCGAATACTCTTGAATGAATTGCCAATTGATCCTGTGACCTTATCAACATGATTCTTTAGGCTGGTAACTTCATTCTTCACGCTGTTCAGTTCTGATTTCGCTGATTTCGTCTGAGCAGATATTACTATCTGCAGTTCCTCTACCGTCATTCTGCATCACCGCCTTTCTTTTTCTTAATGCTTCATTATGTCTTCTACTGAAGGCAATACGAGAAGATCTAGCGCTTGCGACCTCTTTTCTTTCCTTCTCTTTTTCAAACTCTTTCCTATCCTCTTCAAAAAGTGAAGGATAGAAGTCCCACAATTGTGTAGGAGTGAATGAATCATCCTTGCCATTAAGGACAGCAGAAATACAATCCCTTATCTGAAGGGCCTGTATCTGAAGAGATATCGCTTCCTGTCGCACCATTTCTTTTTTCTTTCTTTCATGCGCTGAAATAATATCGTATAGCTCATCTAACGAATAATTCCAAAATGAAAAGGGGTCTACTCCAGCATCAAGCGCTGGATCATAGACCGCCTTGTATATGTAATCTGTAATCAGGATATCTTCTAGAGATTCTTCTTGGCTTCCGCCATTTCCTTTTCCATTTTCGTTTCGAGAGCCCCAGAGAAAAAACCCGATACCTGAAACAATGGAACAAGAACATCACTAAGGAACTCTGTCTGTGAGCCACCTTCATCGATGTATCTATCAAACATATCATTCACATCGCTTCTGTCGATGTTACTGTTGAATTTCTGAAGACCACCATGAACGATGTCCAGCATAGTGCATAATGGTGTCATGCCTGTTTCTGTATTGAGAAGATTGATAAGACTTCCACCATACATCTGTTCTAGTCTTGAGATTTCTCCTGTTGTAAGTTTTAATTTATATTCTTCTTCACCTATCTTCCAAATGATGAAGGGTTTTCTTTTTGCTTTTACTTCCATTTATCTATATCTTCCTTTCTATGCTGCTACGTCTGTTGGGTCAGTAACAGTGAGTTCAGATTGTAATGCGATTGAAACAGTGAATTCAATAGCATCATTGACACCACCGCCCGATCTTTTAACAGTGACCTGTCCTGAGAATGTAGTTGTAGTACCGTCCTTCAATGTTTCCTTGAACATTGCGGTAGCTCCTGTTTTTTCTAGCTCCCTCATTAATCTGTATGAAGATGTTGGCTTGCTGTTGTCATACTTGAATGTATATTCAAGGTCTCCAGGGTCTCCGATACCAAACTCATAGACCTTAACTGCATTATCAAGTGAAGAGTTTTCAACTTTTTCTTTTTCAATACCCATTTCAGGAATCTTCTTCAAACCTGGAAGGTCAGTATAAGAAGTCCCCTTGTTTGTCTTGTCATAAGATAATTTAGCGCCATTTGCTAGCATTATATAATTCCTCCTTATCAGTTACATACCGTGATAGATGTAATCACTATCATAATATGCTTCATAATTCATTTTCTTGTGTCTAAGTCCTGATGCATCATCAATATCTTTGCATAATACTCTCTTTAGCCCCATTGCTGATAATGCCTTATCAACTTTCAAGGCTGTAACCGATGTACTCTTAGTATCCCAGATTTCGATTCTGTAAAGGACATGTGATGTCTGCTCCTTGTCATCCGTCCATTCTGCCACGCTGTTATCTTCCTCAACATACTGAACTGCTGGAAGCTTAGCCCAGTCCTTAGGATAGATATCAGTGACTTCAAGTCCTTCATCTGTCAGAGCCTTATATACTTTATCTTTAATGTTGATCATATGTTTTTAATCCTTTTCAATTAACTGGCTGATTACAATACCAGCATCTTTTACTGCTTTCTTTTCAGTCTTCTTTGCTCCCTGGTACATGAATGGCTGTGCAGGCTGTCCATCCGACCTGTAATATCTCTTGCCATCAACCTCGATAACTACCCAATGATAGTTCTCTATCGCACCCTCAGATAGCTTATCTTCAGGAATCCACCAAGGTTCCATAGTGTAAGAAGGATGTGCGTATGGAGATATTCCGGAGTGGTCTGCAGCACCTTTTCGGCCTGTTCCGAATTCAACATATTGGGCATATGCCTTATTTGTATAAATATATCCCTTGTCACCTTCAACTCTTGTCTTAATAGAGTTTCTTAATTCACCGCCATTCTTCTCTTCAACCGGACATTCTAGCACGCACCCACTTCTTATGGTTTCTGCAGCCTTTCCGAGAACCTGTTCAGGATTCTCAAGAACTGCATCTATAGCACGAAGCTTTCTAAATAATTCATTAGCACCGTTGAGACTCATTTAATAATCTTCTCCAGTTCATAGAGATAGTGTCTGTTATATTCCTTCATGCTGATGATTCTGTAATCCGGTTCATCGATTGACTGATTATAGACATTCACGCCCCATTTTTCTGTGGGTCTGAAATCATCATCCTTATTCTTAAGAAGAATCATATTAAGAATGTAGTTCAATCTTTCCCCATACATTTCAGCCTGTAACTTACCGGATGCAGGCCATATCTCAAGAAGCATTGTTTTTCTCTTGATCCACTTTTCAGTAGTGACACCTTCACCATCTTTTTCGATGACAGGCTCATAGACAGGATAGTTCTTAAGCGCTGAAAGTCTCATTGGTTCTCCTCCGGCTTCTTTTCGTGAACAATTCCTCCTGCACGAATCAGTCTCAAGTTGTTGAGAGTTGAGAGAATATCTTCATAAGTGGAAGACTGAAAAGTAGATGTGATGCCACCTTCTGAATGTGATGATTCTCCGACCATGCCCTCTCTAAAGTACATGGCACATGCTAGATCAGCCACACAGAAATCCATTGCGGTGATATATACAGTGCGGTTTGTATGTGCAAGAGCACGCTGTTTTGCCATTTCAACATAGATTTTTGCACGCCCCTGACTCGTTCCTGTTCTTTCAGCAACAATCTCAACTAGATCCATAGATTACTCCTCCTACATCTTAGTGAGAACTGCGACCAGTTCCTTTTTAACAAGACTAGAATATCCGCTAACGCCCTTTTCCTTTGCAATAGTCTTTAACTGGTCAACAGTCATATCGTTGAGGTCTGTCACTTCTGCATTTTCTACAGGAGTATCTTCATCATTCTTCTTGTCTTCAATGACACGATATCCCTGTTCAGTATAACGCTGAAGGTCATCCTCATGGATGACTCTTTCAACGTTGATTCTTTTTACAATGATCATTATGCATCAGCTGAGACGTTAGCAATGATTAGGTCAAGCATGTTGTCCTTTTCCCAGCAGTCATGATATCTTCTATAGTCAATCTGCCAAGCGTTTGCATCCTGGTTAGTATCAGGGTCAAATACTCTTGTCTTGTCCTGCTTAGTAACACCGATAACACTGTTAATTGGCGCCATTAAGAAGTTTACATTCTTAGCGGTTTCACCCTTTGTATATCCACCTGCGTCTTTTGTTGTTCCAGCATCAACCTTGATAGCTGAGTACATTCTATTCTTTGGTGTAGGAATGAATGTGATTTCATCTAGCTTATAGATGTCCAATGTGACATTTCCAATAGTTAATTTACCTGATGTGATGTTATTGTTTACTAACTTTTCCTTTAATAATCTTAAAGTATCATATGTAATATGACAGATGATATCACCCTGATACCCTTTATCTCGGATAGTATCCGCTGCCTTTTCCAATTCAGAAAGAACATTCTGTTCAGTCAATGCAGTTGTTAGGATGTTTGCTGATTTCTTTGCTGTAACATCAGAAACAACCTTAGAAATACGGTAAGCATCTACTTCAGGAGCAACATGTAAACGCTGGAATTCTCCCATTACTGTGCCAGCAGATGCAACGAAATTGGTTTCGTTCACATCCATTGCGTCAAGAAGGAACTTTCTTCCACGGTCCTGTGTCATTTTGAATGTTTCATATTCAAGAGTGACAGCACCCTGTTTATATCCTTCATCTCTGTTATAGTCACCTAAGCCAACTAATGACATCTTAGGGATCTTTACTTCTGCACCGCCGTTATACTGAACCTGTCCAGCGTTGGCATCCATCCATGATGTAAGAGTGAGATGCTCCATCTGTTTATCTAGTTCAGTCTGAAAAATAGTTGAATACTGTAATGTGTTAATTGCCATGTTCTATACCTCTTTTCTAAAATTTAAGTGCATTCGCGAATGCTTTTCTTGCATCCTCTTCTTCAGCAGTCAATACATTGTTTTTGGCCTTGTCTAAAGGCGCTTTACCTTTTAATCGGTCATCAACAGACTGCTGAACCGCTCCCTTGAATGCTTTAGAGAGTCTCTTGACAGATTCATTTACGGAATCAGCATCAGTGTAGTCAATAAAGTCAGCCATGTCTGCTGGAACTCCTGCAGCATTGAGCTGTTCCTTGGCAACTGCAGTCAGTTCTCTACGAGTAATTGCTGCCTCTCTATCGTCAAGATCTTTTTTTCTCTTATCTTCCTCATACTGCTTCTTTTCATCATCTGTCATCTTTTGAAGTCTTTCGGCTTCCGTATGATCCTTATCCCACTTCTTTTTTGCACGGGCAAGTCTCTGCTTGACGATTCTATCCACATCGTCTTCTGTGAGGGTTGTTACTTTGGCTTTATCATCTTCTGGTTCACCTAACTGCGCATCATCAGGATTCCCTTCATCGCCATTATCTTCTTCCCCTTCTTCCGCAAAAAGCTGAAGGTCCAAAGGCATCATATTCTTAATGTATTCCATACTTTAATTCCTCCGTTTATAGTCCGTATGACTGTTATATCCATGCACCTTTTAATGTCATATGCACGTTATGGAAGACAGAAAAAAAGAAGAACATCAATCGCTCTTCTGTCTGCTTCTGTATTTCATCAATGCTTTAGGTTTTCTTTCCTTGGGAGGTGGACAGTACTCTTCATATGTCTCGTGTGAGAGTTTTCCGCATATCATGCACATATATGTCACCTTCTTAACAATGACGTGCCTACGGCTGTCAAAATGACTTTTACAGTCATACTCAAAGTACTGGTGATGATGTGGTTTCCATCCTTCAGCCATATGGTTCTCCTTTCTTGAAATTGGGCAAAATAAAAACCGACTAGATAGTCGGCTTATACGAACGGTAATATGTCTTTCAAGTCTTTCATAAATCTCTTGGCTTTTTCAATAGTTGAATTATCAGTAAGGTATTCTATTCCTTTGGGTGTAATCTCACATTTATCAAGGTTGTATATTTCTATGTTTTCATCTATATCCTGGTCAATTACTATCCCACTGATATATCCCTCATTCAACAGATTAACAATGACATAAGTCCAGTACTTTCTGTTGATCTGCAGATATTTACTATCATGTCTTATGAGTGATACATCAATATCCTTCCCTCGCTTTAGCTGCATATACAGGTAGGATAGAATCTGATAAACAATTACATGATAATCATCTCTTGCCATGTTTCATTATTCCTTTTCACTGATTTCATCTCTAAAAGCATCTTCATAATCAAGCTTGCCTGAATTAAGTACAAAATCCCTGTCTCGCTTCATTTCATCCAGTTCTTCTTGGGTCTCAACATGCACACCTACTACAATTTCATCAACATTCTCATAAGTATGATAGAACATATAGTTTACCCCATCATTAAGTGTAGGATATAACTCTGCTTCTATAGTTGCTAAAGCTAATGAAACTTGCAAAGCGAATAATGGATCATCTTCAAAAGAAGGTCCTAAATCATCAAGATAGAACATGCCTCTTGATTGATCTCCGGTCTCATAATTAATTCTAAACCCTTTTTTTAAATCAGAATATTCACTCATTTTTTCACCTTCTTTTTAATATTGTTTAATGCTTTAGTTTCGTAATTTCTATAGTCCCAAGATTTGTTATTTTTTCCGGATACAACATTTATTTTGATGTTTGCATCTATTACTTCTTTCTTATTTACAAGTTCATTATAAACTGAATCGCAGCTAAAACACATACTTTTTTGAGATAAGATATAAATTTCTTGATTCTTTAATTCTCCTTTTAATACCTTGTCATAAATATATTCAAAAAATTTATATTCTGTATCAATGTCTCTAGAATATTCACCCTCATGCCCTTTGTATGGAACTGATTTCAAATGAGGTGTTAGTCTAGCCGTATCAGGCGATAAAATTAATTTTGATTTTTCTCCTTTATAATTCAAATAATTAGGTTCAAACACTCCTGAAATTTGGCTTGAAGCAATATAAATATCATCACCAATTTTCATCGAAGCAACATTCCCTTTTCCTGCTTTTGTTGTCATATATTTATCTTTTGCAGTAAGGGCTTCTCTATCTAGTTCTAGAATAGTTTCCGCATCAACTTTACCATAATCCGTTTTATAACGATTCACTGTCCTGAATTTATACTTTAAATCATTCCACTGTTTCTCGTTACCGTATTTTATTTTCTGAAACTCTTCTAATGTATCAGGAACAAACTTATTCCCAAGAACGTTGATGTAATTTTGATACTGAACCTTATCACTAGAATAATTCTTAGTTGACTTCCCAGCCGTATTAATCGCTTCAGCACCATGCTTTTCAACCATTCTCTGATACCACTCTTTATAAGTCTCATCAGCTGGAACCTTCATCCTTTCACCTGTAACAGGGTCTCTAGCAAATCTTTCTAGATTATGCATAGTTTCATCGTCAAGATTCATAATAGTTGTAGAACGGCACCATGGGTGCATTGGAGGGGCGTTTACACCTATCTTCTTATCATTCACCCTGTATACACTTCCGTCTCTCTCACGGCAAATTTGGGAGGTTCTAAGGTCTAGTGTTGCAACAAATCTATACTCCTCTATGCCGTAATCCTTGTAAGCCTGGAAGTGCGCCTCATTGTGAATGTATGATGATTCGGTTCTTACAAGTCTTCTAGCTTTATTTCTACCTGATAGGAACTGTTCGTTGATTGAGTCGGTCATTTCCTTCTCTGTCTTTCCTGTGAGTGCTCCTATCATGAACTCCTCTTTTAGCGCATCAGCGACCTTCTGAGTATTGTTCCATACTCTTTCTGAATAGTTCTGTCCTGACCATTTCTTTTTTAGAATGGTTTCAAGAGCACCTTCATCAATGGGGCCTGTCTGAAGATCTAGACCACTCATTCTTGCAGCTTCATATACTGCATGGTGATAACTGCTTTCATAGACCTTTCGCATTGTCTTGTCTATTGCATCTCTTTCTTTTGATGCAACCGCATTGATTAGCCTGTTTATTGACTTATCAATATCATCAAGCCTCTTCATACGGTTCTTATATGCTGGAGCTTCCAATTCTGCTAGCGCTTCTCTTTTTTGGGCACCTGTCTTATTCTTGTATACTTCAAGCAGTTTTTCAAAATTTCTGCTGTCAGCCTCTGAAAGAAGATTAATAGCCTCGTCTCTTGTCAGATGATGCTTTGAAGCGAATCTATTGAATATTCCCTCAATCTGTTTGGCAGTGTAGATTGCAGCCTTGCTATAGATTACGCTCAACTCTTTGGCGCAGTCCTCAGCTAACTGCATATCCTTGTACATGTTCCTTGCTTCTCGCATCTCCCAGTACTTTATGTTTTTGATATTAGTCATAACAGAGCACTATTATTCCTTGTCTTTGTCATCATCATTATCATCGTTCTCATGCGCCTCTGTTTCTTCTTCATCTTCTGGAGGAGTATTCTGATTTTCGGTATCAAATAACTGCTTCTGTGTTTCAAGTGCTTCCTGTTGTTCTTTCTTGACTTCCTTCATTTCATCATCGACATTTGAAACAAAGTCAAGGAGTGCAAGAAGTGTCTTAGTTGATACAACACCTTTAAGGTTCGCAATGATCTGTGATAATTCAAGACGGTTCTGTGGTAATCCTCTTGTAAATACAGGCTCAATCATTGACTGATCAGCAGCAATCGCCTTTAGATTGAGGTAAGTACAGAACATTCTTATACGCTTTTTAAGCCCTTTCTTGTAATATCTCTCTTTTGTCTTGGTGAGGGTCTCAAGGGCTAGAAGCTTGTACTGAATAGCAATGCCTGAACTGTTGCCGGCAAAGTTTTCATCTGTCAGATTAGGAACATGAGAAAGTGAATAGATATCTTCCTTTATTGAGCGCTTGAGTGTTTCCACAGCATTCTCGTCAAATGTTCTAGTCAGATATTCAGAGCGTGCATCACTAGGAAGTTCCATAACACCATTCTTACGGATAGCCTGGAGCGCTTTTGTTGCTTCTTCATCGTCATCACCTAAAAGAGCGCCATAGACAACTAGCACTGCGTCAATGAACTGCTCCTTATCGTTGATTCTGTCAGAGCATAGCGTATTGTATGCGTCAATAAGAGAAATCTGCTGTTCATAGTCTCCGATGCAGTCCATATTGTTTCTATATTCAATGATAGGGTCCTCACCTAGAAAATGCGGATAAGGCTCACCTAGTTCTGAAAACTCGCCTTTTTCAAATTCCTCATTGCATATGATTCCGATTCTTGTGACATAGTTCTCACTTGTAACTGTCGCAGTGATATTGAACATGTCAGTAGAATCATCTTTTTCAATCGAATAGTAAACGCTGAATAGTTCATGCTGTTCAATTGAGGAATCGAAAACCTTGAATGTTGACAATGGGTCAAGTGTCTTGGTTATCAGCTTGCTTTCATGCTCACATAAATAGACATACTCATAAGCGACACCAGCACGTGACATATTGATAGCATTACATGAATCTGTATCATCTGTTTCAGCATCAATGAAAGCACCTGTCAGCTTGTCAATATTGCCGTCTTCTGTATTCTTCTTGAATGTGATAGGGTTTGAAAGAAAATAGCCCGTTGCTGTATCTGATATATCTTTAGCATGGTTTACCATGATCTTATTGTTCGGCTGGTTCTTGAACTTCTTTTCCCTGTTCATGATGGCGTGCTTACCAAAGTAATAGCCAACATTCTTCAATATCTCAGGAGCACGTTTACTATAATGCTTTCCAATAAGACGAAGGATCATGCTTCTGTCTATGTTTGTTTCATCAAATTTTTCTCGTGGAATCGTGAAAGTATAATACATCTTTTAAAATCTCCTCTTTCCTGCTCTTGCCTTCTTCATAAGGATTTCATTTTCTATAGCATATCTAACCGCATCTATCGTGTGGTTATTCCTGTCGGGGAAGTCCCCTCTAAGGTTGCCGTCTCTATCCATTTCAATTTCATAGTCATTGAATTCACGTGCAGCATTGGGGCATCTAATAGGATCTATAATTATCTTATCTAGGTCCTGAAGGAACTTTATTCCATTGTCTACACTGTCAGCGCCTTTCTTTGCACCGATGATATTGAGACCTAATAACTTGAATTCATTAATAGTTCTTGGTTCAGCTGAATCGGCAGTGACTAGCTTATTGAGTGGGTTAATCTCTTTTATGAGTTTTACGGCCTTGGCATTGGATAGTCTAGTGCCGTATACTTCGCCAAAAATAAAAAGACGCCTGCGCGTCTTGTCATAGTTTGCTTTGACATATGCTAATGGGTCACCAGCATAACCAAAGTCTAGTCCGTTTTTTAATCTATCAAATACCTGTATTTCCTCGTCAGTTATCTCTCGTATATCAAGATTTGTAAAAACCTCACTACCTGTACCGGTTACCTCACCTAGATAGTCATGCTTATACTTATCAGGCTTTGTCTCCTTCATGTGATTGGCTTCTATTAGAAACTGCTCCCCAAGCCACTGAGGTGGCGCCTGTAAGTAAGTTGTGTGAGAGACATATGTATCATCCCTCTTAACTAGAACTTGCCTGTTGCACCAATTACGTTGTGATTTGGGAGGGTTAAAAGAGTAAAATACACAATACTCATGCCCACCACGTAAAAGTGACTGATTAATATTGGTTATCTTGTCATATGTTTCGAATTCGTCACATTCTTCATACCATACGTATTTAACATAGCCGACAAACACCTTGATAGATTTCAACTTCTTAGGATTGTCAGCACCTTTGAATATTATCTGTTGTCCTGTCGGTCTGTATGTCATCTGCAGCTTAGATTCAGGTATATCCCAATCTTCTTCAGCCTTCAGCATGAATATGCCCCACTTGATCTGTTCATAGACTGAACCCCTTAAAGTGTCCTTTACACGTCTGATAACAACGGCATTACTCATTACACCACGTTTCGCATCTCTCATAATCCCTAAAGGAATCTCTGTGCCAATGAAAGAAGATTTTAAGGAACCACGTCCGCCCTTGAGCCAGTAATGTGTATATGCATTAGTCTTAACATATTTATGAAGATCATAGAACGCTGGGCCTATAATGTCAGAAAGCTTTGCTTTATTCGATGTCATCTATAATTACTATCTGCCCATTTGACTTGATGTCAAGACTACTGCCAGGCTTATTGCCGCTCAAGTCTCTAATGAATTCTGCTGCCTTAGTGTCGCCTTTCATCGCCTTTTGAACCTGTTTAATGAGTATTGCATCCTGTACAGTCACATTCTTGCCATTCAATGCAGCAAAGTTCTTTATTGTGTCCACATCGGCTATCTTACCGGATTTGAGAGACATGGAAAGAAGCGATGCAAGATTATCTTTCATTGCCTTCTTTTCTCTTCTTGCCTTGACAGATGCAAGTCCGCCTTTTCGGCCGTTCTCTCTTCTTTCTTCTGGTGTCATGTTTGCGAACTCACTTTTTGCCATTATCATCACCCCTTTATAAACACTAAAAAAAGAGCTAAGCGATTATGTTTAGCTCTTTTAAAAACTAGAAATCAATTTCTTTTGCATCATCAAGTGTAATACCACACTGGTTCATATATCTCCAATAGTTCAACGCTTTGCCATCACTTTTTCTGATAACGATAGGAATTCTCCCAGCATAAATATTATCTCGAACATTGAAAATATACGCGCCATCTGTTTCAAACGCTTCATTGATATTAGCGCCAAATTCTCCTAATGCTTCTAAAGCAATTTCTTTTGCCTTTTCATAAGTAACCATCTTCATTCTCCTTTAGTTATTTTAATAGTTTAACGCTTTCACGCGCTCGGTCTGAAATTCTTAAGTTATCGGTTCGAGTTAGGTAGATATGTCCCGCTTCTCTTTTGGTAAGTCTTCCAAAAACATTCTTACTAGAATACTTAGTTCCTGTCTGTGCATCAACATATCTGATTTTCCCATTTACATTCTCACAGTTGAATACATGGCCAGGTATCTGAATAATACCTCTTGTGCCCTTTCCCCAACTCTTCATTTGCTTTTCAACTTTATTCTGTGCTGCCTGTGTGGTTGTGGCTCCAACCCTAACAGGTTTAGCGTGTCTAAATGCTTTTTGCCATATACCTCTACCATTAACCGTACTGTATGGTAATTTGTCTCCTTTATAAGTAGGAAGAGCAGTTACATTATAGCCTCGTCTTCTCAACTCATAAGCGACAACACAACGCTGACAGTTTTCAGAGAATTCAGAATACTCATAGTTATAATTAGGATTAACGTTCTTCAATGCATTATCAATACTATAAGGTCTTCCTTTCTCCCCGATTGATTTTTTTAATTCTCCAACGCTTGGGATTGTATCACCGATTCCAAAAGGTGAGAATTTGCTCTTTCCGTATCCGCCTTTTGGTCTTTTATCACTGTCCCAGCTAGAACCTCTACCACCCATATATATTATGCTCCTTTCGATATACGATTTATATATTTTTTAAATTTTTCATTTTTTCTGTTACATGATTATCATAGTATTTTACATTAGCGCCCTTGAAGTCATAGCCAATGTCACCACCATAGACAAGCACATTCTTAGGCTTCAATCTCTTCATGGCTTCATCCATGCCCTGTGTCCATATCTTTGTGGCTTCCTTGCTGCGCTTAACTCCAATAGTAGAAACTGAAATTGTACTATTTGGAGGAATACCATCAAAACAAAAAGTAAATGTTTCTGGTTCAGCCCATGATACAGTAGGAATCACTCTAAGCCCTCTATCCTGATAGATCTGACCGATTAAACGGCTTCTATATACATTCCATATCTTCATGGCCATAGGCATATCCATGTAAAGAGAAAAGTCAGGAGTAAGAATACAGTCAAACTGTGCCAGCTTATCAACATACATCTGAGGAGATGCCCAAATTCTTTCAAATTGGTAGTCATCAATATAGAAGTGAACACCTGACTCATATCTATCAGAATTCAATACATAATTGAACCCAACAAGATCATCAGGAACATAGTCAATTCTTTCAAGTGTAGGCATTTGATAGAATCCTATTGCTCTGAGTTCATCATATTCATCCAAGTTATATGCGTTCCCTGTTCTTTCTCTTTCATTAACCTTTTCAGAATCATCTTCCTCAGGTTCTTCAAATTCAATTGACTCAAACCCAAATGAATCCATGTCAATATTGATAATGTCATCAAGTTCACCGCTTAGGATTTCAAAATCCCATTCAGCTCTCTCTGATACCTTGTTATCTGCTAGTCTAAAAGCCTTAATCTGCTCGTCTGAGAGGTCATCGGCTACTATGCATGGAACTGTCTCAAGTCCTAGCTTTAGCGCTGCTTTAAACCTTGTATGACCGCATACGATGATATTATTCCTATCAACAACTATAGGAACCTTAAAACCAAACTCCTTGATGCTGTTCATCACCATTGGAACGGCTTCATCATTCCTTCTAGGATTGCGACTATAAGGAATTAGATCAGTAATAGGCATTTGTATTACCTTGATGTCATTCATCTATTATTCTCCTTCCTGGCAAAATAAAAAGGCACTTATACAAGCGCCTTGAAATCATAGTTCCCTATCAAACTATTTCCACATGTTATATGTTAACACCTTTATATTACTAATGCGTTTTGATTTCATGACTTTTCTATACTTTCTGTTATATTTTTATCATTTATAACTTCAGATAATTCGATGATACCAGAGCAAAGGAAGTGTCTTACTGTTCCTACTGAATACTGCATCAAGTCGGCTATATCATAATCACTCATTAGTTCGACATATTTATAAAACAATGCATCACGATGATTCATGTTGTCTAGTTTCTCAATATCCTCACGAATAAGAGACATCTGAGCAATATACTTATCCTTCATCATGATGTAATCGTTCTGAGTCTTAGGCTCTGAATATGAACCGCTAGGACTGTCATCATATCTGATTGATTTAACATTAATCATCTTGTTATTGATGTACTCCACTCGATTGCGCATATTCCTATAGCTTTTAAGATAGTTTCTTGTCTCTTCTGGCGTCATCTGATTACCTCCTATTCAAAAATAAAAAATAAATAAATCACTATCACCAGTACAAATAAAATAAAAAACAAAAATTAACCTCCTTTCTGGAGAAGAAGAAAACAGTCCTTTACTCTTCCTATTGGTTTTCAATTTCCTCTTCTCTTCTCCCAGCAACACCATAGCTTTAGTTGGATAGCAAAATTAGCGCTTCATACTCTTATTCTTTGCAAAAGAAGGTGAATGAGATTGAAGCAAAGCCATGACACTGCTGTTGTTTGTTGGTTTTAGAATAGAAAAATATGTTAGGGCATCAAGTTCATGAGAGGATCTTGCTTTTAGAAACGAATCTATTAAGAGTATCCTATTAGATTTTCTTATTTTAATTTTCTTATGAGTAAAAATAAAGAACTCAATGCCCTGTTTGATTATCTGATGAATTCTGATTGAATGAATCTAGCTAGTTCCAGATATTCGTCATAGTCAGTTTTTTTGGTAGATATATCATCTAAAGAAATAATCATATTTCTATTATTTCGTGTTCTTGTTGCAATGATAACTCTATCTGCTTCGTAATTAACACCGTCATACCAGAAGTCTCCATTGTCTTTTTTGCCTTTGAAGTTCTTCAGATATTCCATACGCTGCTCTGCTAACTCCAACGAAAGAAAATATTCATCGAATACCAAAGTTGTTGGCGATTTCTTAGTATAGAACGCAATTCTGTAAGGATATGATTCTTTTGCATGCTTTTTTAGTTCAAATCTAACTCTTTCTAGATTGATAACAGAAAAATTATTTCTCATGTGTTCTTTTTCTTCTTCCGCTTCTTGATGTTTGAATACTTTGAACACTTCTACGAAATTACATTTTAATTTATTTGGTTTTCTTTCTATCTGTGGTTTTGGCCTTGGTTTAAGTTTAATTGTTGGTTCAATATCTTTAATAACTCCATCGAACCACTTAATCTTTAGGTGAAGATCATATTTATTTGAATTGTATATCTTACCATTTTTTGAATGGATTCTAAGAGTATCGTTTGAGATTCCAAAGAACTTCTTCATTTTATTACTGCTCCCACATGCTAAAAAGCTTCCATCATCTGCATTGTATGCATAATAAGAACCGGTTCTTATCATTTTCTACGTCTCCTTTATCGTTGTTTTGAATTTATATTCAAAAATCTTTTTCTTAATCTTATATACTTCTGTTTTTCTGCCTTTGACATCTTCCACAACTTTAACGTTATTGATGTAATAGACGAAGTCAGCAATATACTCCATCCTTCTTCTTTTTCTCTTTTTGCCATCAATCACAATTTCAAAAGGAGGGATTAACTCAAAAGGTACCTGTAATTGTAGATTATGAATTAATCCGTCTTTTTCCATCTGCTTTAATTCCAAATAGCGTTTTGCTTCCTTCTTGGAATCGAATGTGAAGCCGTCAACTGTAGTTTTTCTTGAGTTGTACTTGCTCATTAAAATTGGATGTCATCCTCCTCCATAACCAATCCTTCATCCTCAAACTGCTGAATTGGTTCATTATGCACATAACTGTTTGTTTGTGCTTGTGGTGCAGCAGTAGCTGTATTGTTATTTCTTGTACTAATGAACTGTACAGAGTCAGCAATCACTTCTGTTACATAGACTTTTTGTCCTTGATTGTTCTCATAGTTTCTTGTCTGAATGCGACCATCAACAGAAACGAGGGAACCTTTAGAGCAATAGCGCTCTGTGTTTTCTGCAATCTTCCCCCAGCACACACAATTAATGAAGTCAGCCTCCTGATCATCGCTCTTGAAGTTTCTTTCTACTGCTAGATTGAAAGAAGTGACTGCCTTCCCACTCCCTGTTCTTCTTAGTTCAGGGTCTCTTGTAAGTCTTCCGACTAATAAAGCACGATTAAGCATTAATAGCGTTCCTCCTTGTCTTTTCTTGTCATAAGTTATTATTCTCCTTATCTTCTTCAACGCCATTCACAACCACTGACACGATAACAAACACTGCAATAGCAATCACTGATACCACAATAAGAATGCCAACAATCAGCATAACGATAGCAAACACAGAAAATACGTTTTCTAATACCTGCAATAAAAACATCTATATCACTCCCCCTTATCTGATAAACAAGTAAATCATTAACGCTAGTGTAGCAACATAGGCTGCTACTAGGATAAAGAAATCCCTGTTAGCCTTTTTGCAGCTTTTAATGAGTTTATTGTTAAACTCCTGAAGTTCATCCATCTTTTTTGAGTCTTCATCATAGATGCACAACATAGTTTGGTTTGCTTTTTCACAGCTTATGAACTTATCTTCTAATTCTTCATATTCAACCTTTAAATCTCCATATTCTTCTTTTAAAAAGGAATACTCTTCTTCTAGCTTCTTATATTCAGCTTCCTTTTCTTCTACCATTTCTTGTACTTTTTCAGCACTAAAAACTGCCATCGCTTCCAGCCTCCTCTTCTAATTCCTTTATATAATCCTGAGTTCTTTGCATAGATCTTTCTATTTTTCTTTCTATGATTTCAGCAATTTCATATACATCTAGATATCCCATCACAAATAACTCACAGATACATATCAATACATCTGCAACCTCTTCATCTAAATGTGAAGCGTTGATTGGGTCTAATCCATTGCGTTTTATTTTAGATACAGCTTGTATCAATTCAGCATTTTCTTCCATTGCGATAGTGAGCATGTGCTGATTGCCCCATGTATCGCATACTTTTTCGAGTGCAGGACATTTTGATACAAGAGCACCAAGCATATTATGTAATTCCTGTGGGTCCATTTATTTGTCTCCTTAATACAAATCTTCATCATGTCGATAATTCATATTTTCTATTGCTTCTTTTAAAAGTTCTGCTTTTTCTTCTGGTGTTAAATCATTAAGGTTTGTGGTTTCTTGGCAAGGTTCGTTGCATTCTTTGCTGCAACGATAAAGAGTTTCGTTGCATTTTTTGTGTAAGTCTTCATATTCTTGTTGCAACTTTTCTTTTTCTAATCGCATTTGCTCAATATAGATTTTAGTTGCGTTTTCAACGATACAATTTTGCAAGCCTTCATAATTCGAACCTTTTGGAAATCTGTTATATGCATCGTTTGAAATCATGTCTAATATTTCTTTATAAGTCATCTTCAACCACCTCACAATTATCTAAAATATCCTTTATCATTCTAGGGTTTTCATCTTCCCACTTAATAAAAGTAAACAAATTCTTAAATAGGTTTAAACTTACAAATTTTGAGTAGCTGTGCCATACATTAAAATCTTCTAATTTTTTAGGTTCTGAAGTATATGCATTTAAGCAACCGTTCTTGTCTCTTACGATATAATTCCAACCCTCATTTAAACAGTGCTTTAAAACATCATGCTCCAACTTTGTTGGTTTAACACGTTCCTTGTACTCAGCAAATAACCACTTCAAGCGTGGAAGGTTATATCCGCAATCCTCACTTTCTTCATCATCAAACATACAGTCTTGGCATTTCATGTCTGAGCAACATCTTATCACGTTGTTTTTGTCATTCTTATTGATTGCAAAAATGTAGCCGTCTTCTGCAATATTTAGGATTTTACCATTATACTTTTCTGCATTAATCACCGTTAAACACCTCCGCCGTTTTAAGTAATTCTTCAATGTTAAATAATTCGTCTTCTCTTAAGAATTCAAATAACTTCTCACAAAGAGGAACACAATTGAGTGGTTCATCAAATCCTTTATCAGGAGAGTGCCAAGTACCATCCTTATCAATTGGCTTCAATGTGAAGAACGTGATTGTGAAATCATCATCACGTGATACCCATTCATACCCTTCAGATAACATATATTCAAGTAAGCCGTATTCCAGAGCATTCATTTTTATCTTATGCTTCTGATATAACCATCTAACGATATTGATTTTTGAACACACGAATTTAGCTCTTTTATCTATCAATCCCTTTTTATCAGGACAAAATTCACATTTACTGCATGAGCCTTCTTCCTTACAACAGAATAACTCACCGTTTGATTTATCTACCGCAAAACTGAAGCCTCTGGATTTAATTTCATCTGCATAAAATTCAAAATTTGTCATGTTATAAACCCCCTCCTAGTTCTTCCATTGATTTTCTTAATTCAGCAACCTCTTCATCAGATACTTGCTCTTCATCATTTCCGTATAGTCCTTCCATTAATCGTCTTAATTCTTCTTTATCTTCCTCAGTTACTTTTTGTGTAACTTTTGGTTTCTTTTTTTCTGTTATCGGTACAGGTTTCTTTTTAGCTGCTAACTCTTCAGCAACTGCGATACAGAACGCTTTTAAATTCTTAATTCTATCGAAACCATATACTTCACATTTCTCATATGTTTCTGAGTAATAGTCTTCTAATCCTTTAGACAAAAGAGAATTATAAATTCTGTCTTCCCTAGTCTGTCTTCTAGTCTCTTCTTTTATTCTTTTAGACTCTTCTTTTAGACTCTTCTTATTAGGGTTTAGTAAGTGGTTTACCTCTTGGTTTAGTGAGTGGTTTAGTAAGTGGTTTACCTCTTGGTTTAGTTCTAAACCGCTTGTACTTGTATCACTTTGGTATTTATCCCAATTTAACACTGTCACTTTAGTGCCTTTGTGCTGTATGTCTAATTTGATTTTTCCACATTCCTCTAATAATCGAAGGTATTTAGAAACCGTTGGTTTTGACATATGACATCTTTCAGCGACCTGATTCAGAGAGAGGATGCATTGTCCTCTCTTGATCAAGTCTCCGTGATGATAATAATCAACAGGATTAGTGTGTAGTAAGATGTCAATCCAAAGATGGAACATCTTGGAATCATGATAGACTTCATCGTAGTCCATCATATAAAGTTTTATCCATCTCCTTCTTTCCATCTTCTAGACCTCCTTAATTAGAACTGTTCGTAATCAAAATTATCATCAAAGTCACCGAATTCAGCATCGCCAAAATCAGTATTGACCATTGCTTCTTCTAGAACCTTGTCAGCTTCTTCCTGTGGCTGTGGTGCTTTTGGCGCTGAACTTTCATTTGCGATTGCTTTAGGCGCTTCTTCATGTGCCTGTGGTTCTTCATCGTTTACAAATGTAACAGGAGCATCAACATACTCTTTTGTGCCGTCACTATTGATTACTGCCATATCGGCATCAATAGCGTTCTGCATATCAATTGACATGATACCCCACTTACTGATCAACTGACGGAGCATAGTCTTGTATGCCATTCCGTCAAAGTCTTTAGACCAGAATGTCCAGTTAGTGCCTTTTCTTTTGTCTGATGCATATCCTTGAGAATACTTAAGCGCATGTGCTTCCATTTTTTCTTTCGACCAGTACATCGTTTTTCTGAATCCGTTTGTATATTCAAACATTGCATAATAGCCGACTGTCTTAGCGGACTCTCTCACAAGTTCATCATCAATCAATCTGACTTCAATCTCTTCATTTAGAGGGTCATAACGGATTAATTCACCTTCCTTAATCGAAATGACATTTAATTTTCTATACTGTCCACTTCTGATAGCTAACTGAATGTAGCCTTTATAACCTAATTGGAACTGTGCAACTGTTCCTCTCTTAGTCTTGTAAGGTACAAAGTAGTACTGTCCTAACTGAGGGGAAGGAGATAAGTTGAGCGCTTCACCAAGGAATGCAGCAGTAATGATACTATTAGGCTCACATTCCTGAAGCTTTGGATCATTGACAACTGTAGAAGTAATAGAAGCGATGAAACGTGTTCCATTCTTTCCTCCAACAACATCATTGATTTTTCTCTGTACTGCTGGGCTTGCGACAAAAGCACTGAATCTAGCTTTGTTTGTTGTGTCTTTTCTTAAACTGTTTTTAACTGTCATTGTTATTTACCTTCTTTCTTTCTAGGGAATCTTAAATCATAATCGAAACAACCATCATATTTGGCTTTTAGATAATCTAATGATGTTTTTAATTCATTTAGTGCAGCATTTGTTCCTACGATTTTACCAACCAACATCTTTAGAGGTTCTTTTTCTTCTGAAGAAATATTTACGGGATTATCCTGATGCTTAACTTCTTTCTTCTTGGCTTCTTCTTCCTTCTGATGTTCCTGTTCGTCACGTCTATTGATGATTTCTCTAAATCTTCTTTCTAGGAGTGGCTTAATGTCTTCAAAAGAGCCGTCTCTTAACTTATCTTTATAGACACTTACATCAATCATCTGCTGATCAACATCAGTTTCTTTACATCTGGCCTCTAAATAGATTTCTAGAGACTCACAACGCTGCATGTATGATTTATATGTTTCTTTAGTTCTTTCACATTCATTTTTGATTGCATCTACTAATGCTTTGGTTGGTTTCTTGTTGTTGATAAATTTCTTTAATGAACTCCAGCGTGGGTCAATATAGAAGACTTTAGTTGCACAATATCCATCAAAATCATTTCTATGCACATAATCATTAAGAGCCTTATTACAGAGTTTTCTTACAACCATTTCATTCTCTGCTACTTCCTTATCTGTGAACTGCTTAATATCATCAGAAAGCACCTTGATAGAAGATTCAAACATCTTTAGCACTTCTTTCATTTCATTTTCAAAGAGAGTGTAGCCTTCCATTGCTTTCTTCTTAACTTTCTTTTTCTTCTCATTGACATCGTTCATTTCTTTCTTTAATTTTGAAACAGTGTCAGATAACTCTTTATAGTTGTCTGCAGTTACAACGATGCCGTCATAACGCTTAAGATATGACTTAACTGCTAATTTAAACTGTTCAGCATTTCCTTCAACTTTTGAAGGAATCACATCAACTATGCTTAGGTCAGGCATCTCAGCAACTTCATTGACATCTGCATCAATAGGCTGTGTATCTTCATCAATGATTGCATCCTTGAACTTTACCTGTTCATATCTGATGTCAATCTGCTTGTCAGCGAATACTTCACCATTGTCATTAACTGCAGTGAGTGCTGTAATTGCGCCAAAAGGCCATGCTAGTTCAGTTACTGGCTTTCCTTCCGCAATCTTCTTGTGATCATCAGCAAGCATGACCTTGAGAAGCTCAAAATCAATCTTGTCTGTTTCGATTCCGATGTGACCGCCATAGAGACGGTCTTTAATTTCCTGTTTAAATCTCATTCTTTTTCTCCTTTAAATAAAATTTGGTTCAATATCTTCAACGATGTGCTTTTTCCAGAAGGCTTCTTCATCAGCCTCTAGCTGCATTAAATCCAAAAGCACCTCGCTTCTTTCAATTCTTCTAACAATTGTCTTGGTTTCATCGCACCACGGCATCATAGCAATAGCGAATAATACAACGAATTCAGCACCTGTCACATTCATATAGTGCAAGCACTGGCAGTAATACGATTGAGGCATCGAATCATCGCCCCATTCTTCCTGGTAATACTTCCATTGGTTGATTGTTGTGGACTTTATTTCAAGTATTCCGCTTGATCCATCTTCCTTACGAATAAGAGCACCATCCAAATTGGCTCGCATCCAATCCTTATCTTTCCTGGATAACGAATAATCCTTTGTATCAATGACTTCATAGTCATCGCCATAGAGTGCTTCAAATAAGTTGAACATTACAGGTTCTAGACGGTTTCCCATCTCAATGGCATGATTTGAGACCTGAGGTCTCTTTTGCCTATTTGTTTTGTCTTCCCAAAGTTCGTGAAGAGTGGTGTAGCGGTTGACACCTTCGATTATTCCAGCATCTGAACCACCGATACCTTTTCGTCTCTGAGAGAGCCACCCTTCTTTTGTCTTGGGAATCTCTTCATAAATGCAATCGAATAGACTTTTGAATTCAATCATCCGTTCATTTCGCCTTCTTTTTTCTTTAATTGATCAGTAGCAAGCTTGAATGCCAGAAGGTATAGATCTAAAATTCCAGGTTCTTCTTCCAATCCGAAAGAACTCAGCTCATAGTAGATATCACTTGATTCATCAACTCTTATAAGTATGTCTTTTCCTCTTTCTCCTAAACCTGAGTTATCGTCGAAATCATCTAGGACATCATCAAGAAAGCTATCTTCATCATCATATTCGCTGTCCCAGGAATCATTGATGATATCATCATATTGATTGGTGTCTTTGAGCCACTTTATAATCTGCTTGCCTGCCAACTCTGAATCATACGTATGTATCGGGCGATTACAGCAGCAAACACTCGGTTCAAAATACCCTGTATTGTTTATGAAATTAAAGAACTTATCATAGTTCATATCATATTTATACGCAATGAGTTCACCAATATCCCCGTAGATATGGATTCTATAATAATCTTCTTCAAAGATGAAACGGATTCTGTAGTGATTTGTATCAGGATTCTTGAAATCAAGAATCTTGATATTTCCATAATCATTAAGTGTTGCAACGTGGTTTTCAAACCATCTCTTCTGATATTCTAGATTCATCTAAGTAATCCCCCTCAAACAAGTTATCTAATGCTTCTAAGGCTTTTGAAATAGCATCATAGCTATTTACATCACCTAACTGCCCAAACGCTTCAATTGCAACATCCGGACTTTCATACACTTTATTTATAATTCTATTGAATTCCTTTTCTTCTCCTTCATCGTCAAACCCATTAGTGAAGCGTCCTTCTTTTGCAGCTTTAACGATGTAAGCAAAGAGTAATAAGTACTGCCATGTGTTTCCTCTTCCTGTTACTTCACAGTTCCCGTCTTTAATCTCAAAGTGTAGGAATGGTGTTTCTATGTGTTTGATCATGTTATTTATCCCCCTTTAACCCGATATATTCCAAAAATAAGATGTTTAATCCCAATGAGAAAGCACTTGAGATATGTACGGCTGTACTATCCCAATTTGTGCCTGATGTGATCATTGAGATAACTGTTCCCAAAACAAAAGCATTAAATGCAATTAATAAGATTCTTTTACTATTCATAATTTCCTCTTTCCGTGATATACTTATCACTGTCTGATTTTTATCAATCTTTTCCTAGAAGATTGAGTGGGAGCACACGATGGCTGTCGTGTGTTCTTTTTTTGTGCTCATAAGCACTTAGCGCTAGGAGACTGTATACGTAACAGTAATTTAGTCAATTAGGAGAGATATCAAAAAAATGTATTGCAGTTCATTCTACGAATTATTATTTGTCTCCTAGCCTTAGGTGCCTACGAGCAACTAAAGCTACTTATTCAATTGTCTTTCTTTTAGTGAGCTCCTCTACCACTGCTGCAATCAGCTTATCAGAAGGAGCTCTATAAAACTTTGTCATGTAATCCATGAAGGCCTTACGTGGAATGTAAGTACTTCTTTTACCTGAGTCATGTTTTACTACTGACCCAGGGAAAACACCCTGTTCGATAGCGTTTAGGATGAAGTCACGGCTTTTGTGAGTTATTTTCATAACTTCATCAATTGAGATACTCCATTCATCCATGATGATCACCCCTTATTGAAGGAACTTATTAATGAAATACTGCTGACCCTTGCCAGTTACTTTTGGGGTCTTAGTTGTGATATTCACTCCTGAACCATTGACATAAGAGCCTTCCTTGATTTCAAATAAGCCTAAGTCCATGGCTTTCTGTGTAGGCATGTTATAATCCGTGCCTTTTCGCTTGATCAGATAGCCTTTTTCTCTGAGCCATGCAAATAATCTCTTCTGACCCATGTCAATGCCATTCTGCTTTAAGATCTTGGCGAGTTCACCAACGAGGATAGATGTGTGGCTAGTTGCTACTGCATCAGCAAATACCACCTTAGGCTTCATTTCCTCAATCTGCTTGTCTTTAGCAGCTAGAACGCTCTGCGCTTCAATTAATGCCTTAGCCATTAACTCCTGCCCGCTTAGTTCCTTCACTTGGTACTGCCCTGTTTTTCTAAGTGCAGGCAATACTTCAGATGTTACCCATCTCTTAAACTTCTTGGCACTTGGTAATTTGCTTGAGAGAACTAAACTGTATAGACCTGATTCATTGATGATTGTCATCCCTCTTGGAGAATCAAAAGTACCGTTTTGGTAGTTTTGCCTATCTTCTTCATCTACGTGTCGGTTAATATCTCTACTACCGTTTTGGTACCCGAGAACATCAGCAACATCTTTTCCGACGAACCAAGGCTCATTGTTAAGCAAAAGACTTCTTACTTCATGACTTTCAAAATTAAATAATTGTACTTCGTTCATATTAGCCTCCTTGAATATACGCTTTAAGCGTTATCTTTTTCTAAAAAAAAGAAGTTGATCATATTCAACTTGATAAACTTCTTCTATTTTCTTCAACATAGGAACGTTTGGATATGTCTTCCCTCTTTCATAATTAGATAGAACATCATCGCTGATTCCAAGTTTTTTAGCAGCTTCTTTCTGAGTTAATCCTAATCTATCTCTAGCTGTTCTTAATGTATACATTTCTCTGTATGCTTTTTTCATTTTTTCACTTCCCTTATTTATTAATTAATTTAACAAGACAAACAATAGTCACGATATTCAAAATAATTTGAATAATATCTAATAAAATCTGCATATTGATATCTCCTTTCTTTTCTTCATATATTGACAACAGCGAACCAAAAAGTTAATATCAATCAAGGAGAGGAAAACCCTCCCCTCAACCTTATTTCAATAAATCTTTTACCAGATTAATTATTGAAATCATCAGGTTGATGATTGATGTAGCAAGTGCGATGTGGGCCAAACGCAATTCGTACTTGCTTTTTCTTTTGCACTTTTTCTTCACTGATAAGTCCTCCTTTCTGAATCTATTGTACTACGCTTAAAGCGTTATGTCAACGGATAAGCGTATTTTTATCGTTTTTTATTGTTATTTTTACGCAAAAAGCATATTATATATATAAGGAGGTATTACTTATGTCAGACTTAGGGAATAAAGAAGTAATGGCAAAAAATATTAAATACTATATGTCATTGCATAATAAGACAAGAAAACAGATATGTTCGGATTTAGGTTTTGCATATACTACTTTTTCAGATTGGATTAATGGGAAGAAGTATCCACGTATTGATAAGATAGAAATGATGGCTAATTATTTTAATATTGCAAAATCTGATTTAGTAGAGAGTAAAGATAAGCAAGAACTAGCATCAACTTACGACAATCTTTACAAACTAGATAAAATAAAACTACCTTTTCTTGGAAAGGTAGCATGTGGTGAGCCTATCTTTGCGGATGAAGACAGAGAAAGTTATATAATGATTGGTACTGATATTGGTGCTGATTTCTGTCTACAGTGCCAGGGTGACAGTATGATAAACGCAAGGATCCATGATGGTGATATTGTCTTTGTGAAGAAAACTGACATAGTTGAGAACGGAGAGATTGCTGTAGTAATCATAGATGACGAGGCTACACTAAAAAGATTCTTCTATTATCGTGAACAGAATCTAGTTATTCTAAAGCCTGAGAATCCAAAGTATCAGGATATAATCCTTACTGGAGAGCAGTTGGAACAAGTTAAGGTTATCGGAAGAGCCGTCGCTTTCCAAAGCGATGTAATTTAATGGGAGAAAAAAATAAATGGAAGATAATGAATTAAAAGAAAGATTAATAGATAAAAGCATCGAAGCATTTATTCTTGGCTTAGAAATATACAATAAGCCAACTATTAAGTATCGAATTGAGGGCTTTAGCTTTTTCATTTGCAATGCTTGGGAATTGATGCTTAAAGCAGAAATGATAAATAGAGAAATCAATATTTATTATAGCGGCAGTTCTTCTAGAACGAAAAGCCTTGAAGTATGTATAAGAAGTATTTATACAGATGTCCACACAAGAATTCGTTTGAATTTAGAAAAAATTGTAGAGTTAAGAAATTTAAGTACTCATTTCATTACTGAAGATTATGAAATAAAATATGCTCCATTATTTCAAGCATGTGTTTTAAACTTTGTTAATGAGTTGCAACGATTTCATAATATTGATATAACAAAATACATTGCTCAGAATTTTTTAACGATTAATGTAAGCTATGATCCATTAACCAATGAAGAAATAAAAATGAAATATCCCCCTGAAATTGCAGAAAAATTCATACAAAAAGCAAACGAAATTGATGTTCTAACTGAAACATATAATTCTGAAAAATTCGCAATCAATATTAAGCAAAATTTATATATTACCAAAAAGAAAAAAGAAGCCGACTTTACTGTTTCTATAGGCAATGATTCAAAGAATAGAGTTGCTATAATTAAAGAACTAAAAGATCCGTCAAATACCCATAAATACGCTTTTAATACTATTGTAACTGCTGTATCACAAAAATTATTTGATAATGGTATAAAAATGAACTATGAAAAAGGCTTTAATAGTTATGTATTACAACTTTTTCTTGATTTCTATGATATAAAAAGTAATTCAAAATATTCATATAAACACACGATTGGAAACAATCTGCAATATACATATTCGGGGGATTTAGGTAATTTTATATTTAATGAAATAAATAAAGACCCTCAAAATATTGTTGAGAGTCTTAAAAAATCAAAAAGATAGATAACCCCAGGCACATAGGAATGCTCAACATAAATATCTACCCCATTATGGGACCCAGTGTTTTTCCTTCTCAAGTTATCTACCTATAGTATATTCAAACAGAGAAAAAAAACAACCCATTTTATGATTTTGGTAAATTTAAAATTAATAGATTTTTGATTTAAACAATTAAAAACTCCCCTGCTACCAACAGGAGAGTAAGATTGAGGTACTACCAATACCTCATATAAAAGAAACCTCTCATAAAGTCCTTTTACGTACTCAATTATATCACTATTGGCACGTCAAAGGCAAATTACAACTGAAAGGACGTGTCATATTATGCCTAGAAACTCTAGATTTAGACGCAGACCGAACAATACAGGTACCGTGGTTAAATTATCAGGTAAGAGAAGAAACCCCTACTGTGCTCGTGTAATGAGTGATGAAAGAGATATAATAACAGGCAAGAAGAAACAGATATGCATTGGAACTTTCTCAACTCGTGAAGAAGCATTGAATGCCTTATCCCTCTACTCTCTTAAGAGATCCAACAGTATAACGAATGAAGAAGCAAGAAACCTCGCTCCTGATCTGTTTGATAAGATACAGGAAAAGACACAGAAGAGAGTGCCAACGTTTAAGGAAATCTTTACTATCATAGACAATGAAACCTTCAGCAATCGAACCGAAAAAGGCCATAAAAACATTCTGAATGCATTCAGTCACCTTGACAGGTTATCAAATATGCCTGTCAATATAATCACATTAAGAGATATGCAGAACATATTTGATGAAATGGATACTGGTGTAAGTGTACAGAGAGATATGAAATACATCTGTGTCAAAGTCTTCGAGTATGCAGTGATGCACAAATATATCAGCAGAGATGATGATTATTCTACTTATATAAAAATAAAGAGCCTTCCTAAGTCAACAATGCATAAAACCTTTACACTTGATGAAATAAAAAAACTCAAAAAACTAGATACTCCAGAAGCGCATGTGCTGCTTATTTATATCTATACAGGGTGTAGGCTTTCTGAACTCCTCTCACTTGATAGAAAACAGATACATATAGATGAGCCTTGCAATGATGATGGAGTAGAAAGAAAAATCAGTTATATCATTACTGGTTCTAAGACTGAAGCTGGAAGAAACAGAATCATTCCGATTCATGAAGGAATCAAGCAGTATGTCATTGATGAACTAATCAAAAGGAAAGAAAGAATATTTGATTCCAAACGCACATGGTTTTACATGACTGTACTCTATGCCCTCAATGATCAGCTAGGCATGAACCACAAGATGCATGATACAAGAGATACTTTTGCTTCTCTTTGTCAGCTTTACAATATTGATATTTATATACGCAAGAAGGTTCTTGGGCATAAGCTTAATGATATCACCTTTGATATCTATACCAACGCCTCAAAAAATAAACTGTGGACAGAGATCAACAAGATAAAATTCTAG